TGTAAGGGTAGAGGAAATAGAAGCAGTAGTTACAGCTGTGATTTGACCTTGAGCATTAAATGTTATTACTGGAATCGCTGTTGCGCTACCCGTAGAACCAGCGCTAACACCTGTGTCTGTAATTTTAACTGTTGAAGTATTAGGGCCATCATCATTAGTAACAGTAATTCCAGTTCCACCGGTTACCGCACCACCAACAGTGTCGTAAATAAATTCAGCCAGAGTATCATCTGTGCCATTAATATACGGATTATTCAGAACGGTTTTACCAGTACCATTAGGTGATATCGTTATATCATTGTTGCCGCCCGTCGTTGAAATAGTGATTGCTTGAGCACTAGAAATAGTACTACCATCTAAAACTAAATCATCAACTTTTAATTCACCTATTTTGCTATTAGAATCTACGATAATCGCAGAACTAGCAATTAATGAACCTGCCGCATGATCCAACATATCAGTAAAGTATTTACCACCAACAACCGCTGCAGCAGCTGCTACGCCATTTCCATCCTCAGCGCCTGTACCAATATAAAGACGATCACCACCATTTGCTTGAGTACCGCTACCGTATGAGTAACCAAATTCACCAGTTTTTAGAATACTAGGTGCATTTGTCGTAGAGCTCGTTAAATTTTTAATCCGTGTTTTAGTTGCCATTTAAAATAATCCTGCGCTGATAGTTAGGTTTTCGCTTGACAATTCATTCGTTGTTTCGAATTGCTCGGTCGTTGCGTTATATACAAGTAATGCGCCCTCTGCTAATTGACTTCCATCAACATTAGCTAGGTCTTCTAGTTTCAAGCCAGTTGCTGAAACTTGAACAGTTTCAGCAACTATATTACTAGTTTGGTTAACTCTTGCATTAACTCTATTAGTTTGTCTAATTTTAGCTTTTATAGACATTATATTTTAGTAACTCCTGGTGTTACTTCCAGCTGGCCTTCTAAAACTCGAGTCTTAGTTCCACCTGCTGATAAGATTTCAACATCATAGACGTATCTTCCAGCCTTCATATTATTTGTAACAGTGTCTGATAACGATATATTAATAGTACCATTGGCAGCATTAGTAATACTAGAAACAAAATCAATTGCAGTACTAGAGCTATAACTTTTTCTCACTTGCCCTGCAACAGAATAACCAGTCAAACTAGTAGCATTGCCACTTGTATCTGTAACATCTATAGTTGCATTAAATGTTGACCCTTGGTCTACTGTTAAATTTGAAATAATGGCCATTTGTTTAAATCCTATTTATCTATTATTTATATCATTTACAGTCTTATCTGATTAATAGTTACAGTAATATAGTATATTTATACAAGTATTTTCTATAGACTTTCAATAAATTTATCAACTTGAGATCGAGGAACGATATATGCGCTGCATATATTAATATTATTTTCTTTATAATATGCAATTCTGTGTCGACCGTCTAAACAATAATTATCATCAGTTACTACAATAGGTTTCGGATATACTCCGCGTTTTCTATAGTGATTCATTGTAATTTCTTTTAATGGGAAAGTTTGACATCCCGTATTAGTAATATCATATTCTTCCACGTATTGAACTTTTTTTAATGCTTTTAATGTACGTATTAAACTTGAAACATTAATATAAGATCTAAGTGTCAATTGATGATTGCTATAACTCGACATATCTTAATCCAATGGATACTCTATACCCAGATTCACAATCTACTTTATGAAAAGTGTAAGGTGGAGAACTAGTTAAAGTAAATGTTCTCACAGTTAGTCCATTAACATTATCATATGTTTCAATTAAGTCATCGTCTTGTGAAAATCGATATGAAAACTTAGATTTACCAGTAGCGTATGTTAAATAAAGTACATTAGATGGATTACTTACGTTTGTATGTTCATCCATAAAATCTCCAGGCCCATAAATAAAATGCCCTGTAGCTTTAAAGTTTAAGTTGGGGTATGAACGTTTTAGTGCAGGTACTATTATATTAATTATCTTTTCATCTCGTAAGAAATGAAGCTTAGCATTAGCAGGATGATCTGCATAAGGATTCAAATCATTGCCAAGCTTAGAACCAGCATAGCAATCATTATCGTATGATTTTTTATTTGCCCATTTTTTAAGTATATTTTTTAATTCATCAGGATATAACGGTGGTGGAATTTGTTTACCATTAATACTATATTCTATGTGATCATAACTCATAATTTAATTACTTAACCTATATTGATATATCTTAATCCAATGGATACTCTATATCCGGATTCACAATCTACTTTATGAAAAGTGTAAGGTTCTCTTGCACTTGCAGTAAATGCTCTTATTGTAAGTCCATCAATATTATCATACGTATCTATAAACGGTTCATCTTGTGAAAATCGATATGAAAACTTAGATTTACCAGTAGCGTATGTTAAATACATAACCTCAGTTGCATCGTCTTTATTCGTATGCTCACCCATAAAATCACTAGGTCCATAAATAAAATGACCAGATAATCTAAAATTTAAATTAGGGAATGATTTCTTTAATGCAGGTAATATTGAAATAATAGTAGTTTCTTTTATTTCAGAAACTTTTCCGTTTATTGCATGTGAAGCATTTGCCTTATGTTTACCATTTTTAACAATTTGTTTGCTATTATCATATGTCTTTTTATTTGCATATTGCTTAAGCAAATCGTGCAATTCATCTGGGTATAACGGTTCTGGAACGCCTTTACCATGTATATTATAGGTCGTATATTTTCTCAAAGAAATAACTCTCATAATTAACCATCAATTCAGTACATACAATATTTTCAATATCATCTATATTCGTTACATTAGAAAAATCAGATTCTTCTAAAAATTTATCGATCGATCTAATCATTTCAGCAATTTCTTTTGCAACATCGGTTTTATCCAGAGCAACTGCTTCTTTAACTAAACTTCTTAACTTATCTATTGCGTCATTAACATCATGCTCTAATGACGCAAGTTTTATTGCTAATACCTTAGTAGTATCAATCTCTATTTCGTTTTTATCGTCAAATATACAACATTCAATATACTTTACAAACCTAGCATATTTCGGTACTAATACTTCTTCATCTTTAATTGATATATAAAAACCATCTATTTCAACCGGATCGTTTGATTGTAAAAACTCTACACGGTTATTGTCAACTTTTACAAAATAATTATAATTCACTATTTTACCTCTAATCATATTATGTGTTATAATAATATATATATTAGTTATTAAAACTCACCATTATATGCAATACATTGCCAAGCAACATCAACATTGTCTCTCGCAAATTTAGTAGCTATATAGTAATCATTCCACTTAGCTTTCAGTCCGTATGAACGAATTTTAGTAGTTTCAATAATGAATTTACTAGTGGAGCTACCATCTCGTCTTACGTAAATATTGTATTCTAAAGGGTTAGCTGAGTTGATGTTTGTATCACTACCAGTAATATTAATATCAGAATCTGCAGCTGGATTTAAACCAAGAGATGCCGTAACCACTGGCCATCTGCCACTTTTCCTATGCGATGCGCTTAGTTCAACACGATACACCCCCGTGCTTACCTTAGTAATAGTACAATGATCAGCTCTAACCTTTGCGCTACCGCTCCAGGATGCGGCCGCCACTTTAGTTCTTTGTTTATCAACATATTCTTTACTAGTAAGTTCATTCGCGTATGTTGGAGTTTTCTTATCAACTTCAGCTGACCACATTCCGTAAAGAACAGCTTTATGTTCAGAACCACCAGCAGGATTTCCTCTTCCGCTTCCTGTCATATGTTTTGCAACGCGCATTGTCATTGCTCTACTACCACTTTGCGAAGTATAGAAGTTTATATAAGGATCTTCATCTCTACCTTGACCAGCATTACCGTGGAATAATATTTGAGTCTTTAAGTTATTACCAATATACAGATTTTTATGAGGTCTAATAACATATCCAAGCTTAAAAGTAGTACCATCTAGATAAATGCCTGCAGTATTAGCGCTCGAAGTTCCGCCAGCAGCTTTATAAGTTGTGTTAGTAGATTTTATTGTAAATGCGTTACCAGATCGCGTAACAGCTGTTGCCCCACCACCTTTTAGTGTTAACGTCTGACCATTAGTTACGCTGCCAGCCCCACTACTATTAGCCTGGATCTTAAACGAAAAGTTATTTGCGCCATCAGCTACATTTATAAAGGTTCTGACATTAGTAGCAGTTAATTCTTGTATATTACCATTACTATCTGCTGTTCGACCTAACATTCTCTTCTTAGTTACATTTTGAATCTTTCCGTATGTAACATTATCATCTTTAATTTCAGCAGTAGAAATACCAAGATCTTTAATTGTAACATTACCACTCGATACCAAGAAGTTATCAGTACTAAACTTAGCAACACCAAGATTGGTATCAGTTGCAGTTTCAGCTGCAATTGTGATCGATCCATCACCATTAGTAATATCAATAGCTTCACCTGCAGTAAGGGTAGATGGTTCTGGTCCAGTCGGACCACCAATAAGTAGTTCACCATTGCCGTCCATTTGCTTAGAAGTAAATGCAGTTCCAGCATCATTCATAACAATAGCTGCTTTATTAGAGAAGCTTATTGCGTTTGTACCACCCTTATTAATTGCAAGAGTCGATGATACTGTTGTTGCAGTAGCAGCATTACCAGTTAAATTACCAGTAAATACGTCAGACTTAACATTTGAAGTACCACCAGGAGATGAAGTTAGATCCATCATTGTAGAACCATTAGCCTTAGCATATATTTCTATCAATGAATATTCATTACCACTATTAACTGTATTACCAGCAGGATCGAAGCGGAATCTAAATTTATCAGCCAGTGATGCAGTATTACTAAAATCATCTGATATTCTAAAGTCTAATGCTGCTCTGTTTATAACATCATCAGCAGTAGAAACATATCTTATTGCTGCACTATCGTTAGTTCCTTCCCCTTGGGCAAAATTAATTTCAGCAAGAGTTAATCTAGAATTATCAACAAAAGGCTGATTATTTGCGATGGCTGCTACAGCTCTATTAGTTCCCGGTAAGCTAGCACCAGTAGAAGTAGTTTTGAATCTTATTGCATTATTAAAGTATAAATCAACCCTTTCATTTTGATAAGCTCTTATCATTGTTTCAGCGCGATTACCACTCAATACTCTAAACGTTGGTGTTGCAATCTCTAGCTGATCAGATGAATCAATATGACCACCAGCTCCGTCATGAGTCATTTTAAGGTAATCAGTACCACCACCAAATGCATAGAAACCTTTACCTGAAGCAGTTGTTTTAACATCCTGATTACAATCAATTTGACCTTCAAAGTCATTAGTGCCAGTACCGTTTTGATCGATGATGCCACTTAACTTAATATTGCCACCAACATCTAATCTTTGGGTTGGTGGATTTACATTAACACCAAGACTACCTCCGTCAGTAAGTACCATGGCAGCTGAATTGCTTCCAGTGCCAAAGTACATATGGCCTGTTGAGCCGTTTAAAGTTCTGATATAAAAATTATCAGACGAGCAAACTATTTCATTATTATCTAAACCAATACCAGAAGCTGTAGTACCAACCAGCAACTTAGCATTTGCCATTGTTGCGCCGCCGATCGTACTGGAAGTCAGATTTGTAACGTGTAGTCCGTCATTTGCAGGAGAATCAGTGCCAATACCTACTTTACCAGTAGTCGATAATTGACCTGTTACTTTAGCACCAACATTTAAAGTTTCAAACTTCTTCGTTGACCCAGCCGCATTTGTGTGGCCATGATATAATTCTACTGCACCAGGACCATTATAATCAGCAGCTTTTCTAAATCTGATCCACGGTCGTGCGTTTGATCTAAATGGATCAGATGCATTTCGAGCAGCACTACCAATTTCAAAGCCGTAGTTTTCATTCCAGTTTGCAGCAAGATAAGCCATACGAGTAGAATCAATACCAAACTCGATTCTCTTATGAGATTTTGACCAATCCTGAGTAGCGGAACTATTAGAAAGTCTAGATCTTTCATCAATTATTTGTAAGTACGATTCGTTATTATTGCGAGTTATGAATGTAGCTTGAGTAGTACTAGAACCTATCGTAGAACCTAGTTGTGTGCTTTGTGCATATATTACACCACCTTTATCGTTACTATTAGTATTAGATAATATAACTTTATTGATAAGAGTAGAAGTACCAGTTGCCTTTTGTATTTTAATTTCTGAAGCTGGATCACGTATGACAACAAAGCTATTAGCTTTAGCTGTACCATCAACATCTAGTTTTTCAGTCGGATTAAGCGTATTAATACCAACAGCACCTCTACCGGTGATAATCATTTTCTCGTTGTAATTACCGTTTTGTGTAACACCAAAGATTAGATTAGAAGTAGCTTCATTATTTTCACCGTAAGGCGTATTGGCATTAACTGATGCTTGAGAAATTCGAGCAAAATTTATTTTATTATTTGTATCTTGACCTCTTAAGTCAATAGAGATTTTACCTGGATTAGCAACATAATCAGCCCCATGTGCTTCGAATGTAGCTAATACATGGGTTTGATTGTTAAAATCAACATTTCTTTTAAGAATATGTAATGGAGAAGCCGGAGCTAAATTATAATTAGAACTAGAGCCGCCAGCTGGATCTTGAACCGTTGGGAATGGAGCATTTCTAATTACTAAATTACCAGTTACATCAGCCGAATCTGCTTCCATATTACCAATAACGTTAACACCATCTATTACTGTTTCTAAAACTTTATCTGATGCAGCACTACTAGCTACGTTATGATATAACGCAGTAGCTGTTTCAGTTCCACCTCTAATATAAGTTTTAGTTGCACTACCTCTCATACCTCCGAGTCTAGCGAATGACTTACCACTAGTAGTTGCTTGCATACCAACAAAGCTAGTATTACTACTATCAATCATATGTTGTAAACGTTTTTCGGAAGTATTAAAGTGTTCTTGATCAGTATTATTAGTAGTTAATCGGACATCATTAATTCGCAATCTGCTATAGTTTACTGTGTGAGCAACTCTCGAGCTAAATTGCGCAGCAACCTTTGTACTACCAGCTGATCGGCCTAACTTATTTCCGGTCAGTGAAATATTATCTGGAGTATGCCCAAGAACACCAACTATATCAGTATCACCGGTAAGAGTTGTTTCTCCTGTAACACCTACGTCACCAGTAATTGTTGTTGCACCAGTAATTGTTGTTGCAAGTAATGAAGTACTACCACCACTAACAGTAATACCATTATCGCTAACTGCAAGACCACGTGATTTTATTTGATCTTTATTAATCTCAAGCGCCATTCGATCAGTTATTTCGTCTGCATCCGGATGATTACCGTTTAAGAAGAATTTGTATGTACCGAAAGCGTTTTTATTTTCACTATGTGTATCTTCAATATAATTAAATACCACTTCTCGATCAGATACACCAACTTTCATTACCTGACTGTCACTATCGCCGTGACGACTTATTTCTAATGGTAATGCATTAGTATCTGTATTAACTTTAAGTTGATTATCTGCGCCATGAGTAATTTGAACTCTACCAGCACTAAGACCACCAAGAGTAACTTTATTAGTACTTGCATTATATGTTAGGCCATTATCACTTCGAAGCTTGCCTTTGCGGCCCGCTGCAGTATTAGCATTAGTGCCATGAAACAATACTCTGTAAGTCGTATTATCGTCAGCTTCAGTCGAATTATATACTTGATTAGCCGACATTGTATCGCCTTGAGCAATGATTGCACCTTGCTGAGTATTCGTACTAATTGCACCAGCATCACCACCACGAGTTAATACGAATTGATCATATTGCTCATTCCATACGATTGCTGCTTCATCTACTTGAATTTTAGCTGTGCCATTACCCGCACCGGCGCCGGTTGCTGTGAAGACTGTACCTGCAGTATCATTATCTGCACCTACTGAAGTAAATCCAGTACCACTTACAATCTTATATCGTTTACCAGCAGCAAGCTGAGTAATATTCTTAGTTGCACTGAATCCTCTATTAATAACAAACTTAGGAGTATCGCTATTAGCAGGGACTGAATCATCTTCAGTCCTTAAAACAAGAGCATCACCGGTGATTGTTGTATTAGATACTGTAACAGAGTTATTTGTACCAGTTACATTTAGTGTTCCTGGAATATTAAGAATACCAGCAATAGTAGTGGTCGTATTTGATCCACCAAGTGTAATTGCACTACTTGCGGCATTATCACTTACAAGGTTTACGTTTCCAGCAACTCCAAAGGTTCCACCGATTGTGGTATTACCAGTAACACCTAGGGTTCCACCAATACTACCATTACCTCCGGCCGTAACATTACTTGTAACACTAATGCTATTATCTAAAGCTAATGTAATGGTTTTTACACCACCAACATCAGATACAGTCGATACAATATTATTTGCTGAACCAGCAATATCAACTGTACCAAGTGATTCCACTGTTTGAGCTGTTCCAGAATCCCCTTGGAGAGTAAACGATCCAAGGAAATCTGCCATATTAACTTCAGCAATACCTGCAATTCGACCCTGACGATCTACATGAATTTGAGGAATCTTAGCAGTTGTACCCCATGCAGTTAAACCGTTTGTTGCTCCCGATCCAGCTGGACCAGAACCACCACCTGTCATATTAGTAGTTGTATCGTTTAATGAAACATCGAAGTTATGATTTGTAGCATCCCATGTAACAGTTACATTTTGCATGCTATTGGCAACATTAGTTGTACCAACACTAAATAAACGATAAGCATTTTGGAAATCAAGGTTTGGTTCAGTATAAGGCTCAGCAGTAGTATTTGATTCAAAACCTTTTACTTCCCATGCAAGATCATTTTGGTTGTTGCCAGTACTTGGATCAGTAGCACTAATTGACTGTTCCTTCCATTGGAAGAATGCATTAGTATCAGTTTGAAGAGACACATCGGTAATACCAGTTCTTTCAATTTCCAAACCAGTACCGGTACGAGCCGAAGGCTCTAATCTTAAAAACGTACCTACAATATTAAATGTTCCAGCCGCATCGGCAGTCATTTTAAGAGTTGCGGCGCTATCACTTAAATCAAGTACTGTGTTAGGACCAAATTTTAATGTAGTAGTTGCTGCACCAACATCAGGATCAGGACAATCAAAATCAATATCACCAAGTATTGTTTGCTTAAGATCTGATACTTTATCTAATTTACCAGTTGGTTGTTGAGCTGTTACATTATTAACTGTAATAGTTGCAGCACCCGTTCCATCAACTATTTCTTTAATAGCTGCAGTAATATTAGGTGATGTAGTTCCGAGATTACCTGCAGTTACGTCACCAATTTCATCAGTAATTTCTCTAATTGCTGGTACTAGCGTAGTTGCAGTTGTACCCATTGTTGTTGCATTTATTTCAGATCCAATGCGCGCATCAATCGCGTTAATTGCATTTACAACAGTAGAAACATCAAATCGTAAGGTATCACCACTATCAATTGTTGAAACAACAACTGTATCTACAACAACACTATCAGCATTAACAGTTGTAACTTTAGTTCCAGTTGCAATACTATCTGTACGACCAGTTTCTATATTTGAAACCTTCATACCTACTACGATACCAGTTGTATCACTCATTGGAATTTCATTTGCATTGGCAGCAACTGAGCTATTAGTATCTTTTTGGACTCGAGTATTGATTGCTCCTAGGTTAGCAGCAGTAGCAACAGGATTACCAATTAATCCTTGAATTTCTGTAATACCAGTTACTGCACTAGTTGCTATATAACCAGTTGCATTATTGATATTAGTTACATCTCCAATATCACCTTGTATTTCAAGTACAGCCGCTTTTAAATTAGTTGCTGAATAACCTGTAGCTGCAGCTAGATTTACACCACTATTACCAACATCACCAATATCAATTCTTAATTGCCTGATTGCTTGTGTAAGAGTTTCATTACTACCACTATTAATTGCGTTACCAATATCAGCATTACCGATTGCAGCAGTAATACCATTAATTGCCAATTGGAAATCTGTACTAGCATATGCATCCGATCCTGTAGTTGTATATAAGTCTGCATGGAATGGCGCTGCAGTTAGTAGACTTTGTTGACCAAGATCAGTTTGAAGTTCGGCAATAGCATTAACAACAGTTGTAGATGAGAAATCAGTTTCGTCGCCTACATTTAAAGTAGCAATTGTGTCTGTAAGATCACCAGTACCAACAAGAGCTGTTTTTAATTCTACTAAAGAATCAGTAATTCTTGCGCTATTAAAATCATTATCCCCATTATCGAGTGAAGTAACATCACCCATTAAATCTTGGATTTCTAGAATAGCATCAATAATATTTGTTTTACTATAACCAGCTAAATTGGCCAAGTCAGTAATTGCATTTTGAATTGTAGCATTAGTTGTTGCATCTGCACGAGCATTTGTAACTGCTGCTAAGTTTGCAGTGTTACCAAGAAGTGCTTGTCTTAATTCTGTTAACGCTGATACTACTGTTGACTCAGTAGCTGTTCCTGCCGCGGCATTTCTAAATCCACCAATACCATCAGTCTCTTGACCACTAGTATCGTTATATGCAGTAGGCGTTTCATTTAAACTATCCGGATTTCCAAGCTCAACATGCATTTTATCAACAGCAGAAGTAATTGTATTTGAAGACCCTATCGAATCAACACTTGTATTACCTACAAATGATGTTAAAGTATTAATCGCAGTTATAATACCATTATTGACGGTATAAGTAATGTCAGTTGGTAGATTATCTGTAATAGTGTAATTACTTACTGTTCCACGGATATTTGTTTCTAATTCATTAATAGCTGATGCAATATCACCAGCTGCAGTAGTACCTAATGCGGTAGTACCAATTTCGTCTTTAATATGATTAATTTGTGCAACAATATTGTTTGTTGCAGCAGCAGTACCAATAAGATTAGCTGTACTAATACCAACTCTATCACCAACAATAGTTTGTAATTCAACAATACCATCAGTATTTGTAGTTGCAGCAAAGTTTGCTGCAGGTGTAACATTAGCAGATAAAGCAGTAGCAGCATCATCAATATCGCCAGGACATACAAGAGTTCTTAATTCAATAAGAGCTGTTGTAAGAACTTCGGTATCAAATCCACCAGCAGTTGTCGAACCAGCTGCATCTAGAGTTGTGACATCACCGACTTCATCATGCAGTTGTGCAATTGTTCCAGTAATTGTTTCACTAACACCAAGATCATTAATTGCAACACTACCAATAAAGTTTTTAATTGCTGTAATCGCATCAGTTAAAGTAGAAGATGTATTGACTGTAGCACCTAATGCATTATTAGATAGATCAGTATCACCTATAAAATCAACTACGCTTTTAGCTAAACCACTAATTGTTGATACATTATTAGGAATTAAGTGAGTATTATTACTAAAGGTAGGAATAGTTGCAGTACCAACCATATCCTGTAACGCATTTAGTGTTGTAACTATATCTTCAGTATCAATAACTTTTCTCTGGCCACTAGCACCAAACTCAGCTTGAGTAGCATTAGATGCTAAATCTTCAACTTTACCGATATCATCTTGTAATTCTACGATTGCGTCAATAGCACTTGAAAATTCTAATTCATATGCTTCACCGGTTTGCGCTGGAGTATTTAATCTAATAATAGAAGCAAATGTGTTAGGTAAAGCGACGTCACTTGCAATAACGGTATATTTGCTACTACTGATAGTAGCTGGACTGCCACCTACTGCATCTGCAGTAGTACCTCTTAAATTTAACGATGGACTAAATGCGCCATCTATATCATATAATAGTATTCCGCCGTATGATCCTAATCCATATTTACTGCTTGCAGTTATTGCTAAAATCTTCGCGCTAAAAGATGCACGATTAGAACCACTCTCTTGGTTATTATTTGATGTTTGATAAATACGCTCGCCTTCTAAGTATGTAGCAGGTATAGTGCCTACAGCCTGAGAAAATGGAATAGCTCCCGTAATCTTCGGTATATGGAAACCATTTGGTTCGCTAATACTTTGTTCTAATTGTGTCACGTTATTACTTGAATCTGTTTTATATACTCGAACATAACCAACATTTAATGATCCAACGATTTGTCTCACAATATTATTTGCAGGTACTCGTTGTGCTGCTGTTGAATAATTAGTGGCTGAACCCAATATTAAAGTAGGATCAAATATACCTGATGCATTAGTAATAAGAAGCTTTTGTAGGCCATTCGAACTATTTTTAACAATACCTACTATTTGTGCGCTAAACACTCGAGCGTTCGAATTATCATTTCCAACATATTGCTCAATAGAAGATCCTACTGTAAAATCAGTAGGTGTAGTAGGTGTTCCGGTAAAAATAATATAACCCGCAGTCATATCTAGCTTTTCGTCTGGAGCTAGATCAATTCTCATACCAAGATCGTTAGAACCATAAGATTGATCACGAATAAACTCTTCAGATGAAGTAATAGTTTGACCCGCTGATAATGTTAATGCAGCATTAGTAATTTCAACTGAGGTATCTGCAATCGATGTATTCGCAGCATTTGCGTTTTGACCTTCTACTATAAATCCGACTTGAGGTACAACCCAATCTGCATTAGGAATATCTAATTCTATAGAAAATAAACCATTTGGAGTTGTTCTTAGATCAACAACTGTTTCTTCTACTACGTTATAACTTTGTAACTTATTGAAATATTTAATAAATGCCTTTACATTATATCTAGAATGCAGAGTCATATTTGGTGTTACTGTACCGGAAAATGTTGCAGTTTTACCTTTTAAATCATTATTTTCAAGGAATGTAAAATGATCAATATAGTAACCACCGTCGCCATTATCTCGAGGATCAAAGCCGGCAGATACACCGTGAGTATCAAGCTCATAAATCTTTGTATTAGGCGCTAATGTAATATTACCATTTGCCGCGACAGAAAATTTTTGAAAAGGTATTTCATTAGCAGATCCTGGATTCAAAACACCATTACTAACTTGATAATCAAGATTTCCAGTTGTTATTTTATCTCCTCTACTGCTCCCTGCCCCAGAATTAACTACAGCATAAAAAGCATTCCAACCAGTCCAACCAGCTGAAGATCCGATATCAACACTATTTTGTACTACGGTATTTGCAACCTGTACAACTTTAGCCTGATCAGTTAGTCTACTTTCTTTATCCAAAGAGTCAGCTGATTTATCATCGTCACTTGCAATTGGACCTAAATCGAAAGATACCTTATTAGTACCGCGTCTCCACTCTTCAAACGTTGAGGATTTTGATATTCTTGTTTCTTTATTTTCTGCCATTATTTACTCACTAGTTGTTTTAATAAGTTTTTAATTTCTTCAACGTCTGATTCGAGCTTATCGATTTTTTCAGCTTGTTGAGCATGCTTTTTAGTCTCTTGAATCTGTCTTAATCTTGCATTATAAGCAGATTCATTTATATTTATAATCGCATCAGAGTTACTATCTCTAACTAATGAAGAATTATTTTCAACTTTTTGATAATCCTTCATGTTATGTTGCAGCAATAGCTCTAAAGTTTCTTACCATTGGAACATTAGATGAATCTTTACCCGATAATACAATTTTTAATGCAAAGGTTGTAAATCCACGCCACCCTGGACCTGATCCTGGATTAATAATCCATTCTACGTTATCAAAGCCAGATTCTATTGATATATTATTTTCTGGTTGAGCGTATGTCCATGGTAATAAATCAAACGATGCATCTGGATTAGGAGAAGTTTTATAGTATAAAGATACATTAGAATCAAATGCTCTTAATACATTTGCAAGAACTCTTAATTCATTTGCGCTATTTTCTAGTCTTACCGTTTTAGTTATGTAATTATTTATATCATCACAACCGATCGGTGATGTGTTGGGAACATAAAATCTTCCAGCACTAGCGCTATTATTATAAAAACTATTTTGAGTAGTTGCACCTGAAGTCACAACTTGTCCAGCGTTTTGATTTACATCTTCTACTGTTTTATAATATATATTTCCTTCGTTATATGCAGAAGGATCACTTATTCTATTTTGAGTTGCGTATAAAGAGAATCTACGTGCATCAACTACAGGTGATATAAAGTTAGAATTATTAGTAAACGTAAGTGTGAGACCAAATGATTTTTGATTAAATACGGAGTCAATTGTATCTTCCATAAAGACTTCATTCTTAGGAGATGCTACCAAGCATGGAAATTCAAGGGAATGATTTTTATTTAATGAAATTATTGAACTAGAAACATCATTATAATCAAGCTGCTGACCAGTACGTGACCTTTTATCTCCATCAATTGAACGGCCTGCTGTTGCTACAAATGATGCTGATATATTTGTACCATTAGGCTGGAAGTTCTCATTATATACATATAAATTATTAAACTGAGCATTACCATTTGCAAATACTGTACTACCGCCGCCTTTAATATCTAAAGTAGCTGCTTGGCCTGGAACAGTTATACAATATGAATCATGCTCAATATCATGTACCTGATATCCAGCTGCAGTATTTAAGTTTGCTGCAGTAAGACCATTTTCATTAACACAACCGCTCAATACAACTTTACTGTTATTAGTAGTACTTGGCGAACCTTTCTGGTTACCGCTGTACATACCATGATTTTTATGACGTATTCTAATTACAGTTGTACTACCAGTTGGCTTGGAAATATATGTAAATGGATTTGTTTCTAGTTTATCAGCTTCAAGATCGTCATTTACAAAGTTAACTTTATAGTTTACAGCATTATCATTTGCGTTTACATCAAAATTAGCTCTATAAAGATTAAACTTTAAATCTCTTAATTGGTGTGGTGTCCAAGTAGAAGCATTTTGAGATGTAAAGAAGACACCGTTATATGGTTGTCTAGTAATCAATGCTGGTTCACTAGCACTACCGGTAATATCGAATCGTCCAGTTTCAGAAAAGAATACTTTCCAAAGCTCAGATGATGCAATTAATACAATAGAATACTCAGTTGCCTCAGATAAGAAAACTGGATGTTCGAAACTAATAGGACATGCTACAGTAGCGTCATCTGTAATATCACTTTGATAACATGTATTTTCGGCTCGAGCAATACCTGTAGTATCTCCTGAAGCCGCACCAGCCGTCGCGTGTGTACAAATAAATGAATCACCAACTGATGGACTTCCACTATGCTTATCACCATTAGGGCCAGGTTGATTTGCAATCCAGCCGCAATTAGTCCATTGAGCATTACCTACAGTATGAATTGTATATGTATCACCTACTACCAACTGAGAAGCATTATGACCATTAGTTTGAGAATTATAATAGACTGTTACATCAGAACCCGGAACAATTTTTTGAGTTGGTATGCCATTTTCTACAAGTCGTAAACTTACTCGAAGTGGAATACTAGTTTTTTCTCCATTACCGCCAGTTTTATCGGCACCTGCAACAAATAAGTCAAGTTTGGTTGTAAACATACCACCGGGCTGATCACATATAAATGTTTGTGCTAATGGATCAATGTATTGTACTCGTTGAGTTGTTTTAGTTACCGGATCTTCGTGAATTGTTTGTGAATCAGCTAATTGCGTAGTTTCAATTCTTGGCACTCGAGTCGAATGTATAGTTTCTTCTAAATGCTGAATTGCACCAGCTGCGTAATACGTTGCTTCTGCATAAGAATTTTCAATTTCAGTATTATTTGAAGGATCATCTGAAATTCTAAATTCACGAGTGCCGTTTTTAAATCGAAGTCCATTAACATTATTCGGTATTCGGAATTTACCAAATAATTTACCACCAGCATCTGTTATTAAAGGTCCATTTCCTACTAAATTATCTTTGTTATATAAAGATGCTGTCTTTACAGCTTCTTGCTTAGACCACTCAACAAAACCATTTGGACCATAATCGGCAGAAACTAATTCACAATACTGACTAACATCTACTCCATCAAAGAAAGGATAAAATTTGGTATTAGGTTTTAGATGTTCAGCTCTAAAATAAATATCACGTGGGCGCATAAACGGAACGATTTGTGTTTCAACTACTTTTGTACCTTGTGTTTCAAGCTGAGTATCAATTACAACATCGTTTCTAAACCCGTCTCTTGTTTGATCATGAAATGTAACTTCACTAGTAGTAGTTTCTTCAACTAAAATTCTCATACCACTATTATCATTTAAGCCCGTATCCCACCACTCACCATTAGTATCATTTATTAAAGAATTAACATCGATGTGTTGATTGTTATATGATTGCCAACCAGAATTATGCTCTCCAGCTGACCAATGATCCATTAGTGTGCCAGTAGAAGTAGCCATTGCTCGAGCAGCACCGTTCTTATCAGTATTAGAAGTTTCTAACTGAGTGCTAGATGTTGTAGAATCTCCAACATTAACTCCAGTGTGTTGTGTTTCCCAATGATTCCAAAAAGTACCAATAGTATTATTTTCTTCTAATTGTGCAAGTAAAGAATTATAAACACCAACCTGATCAACTACTACATCTGGACGATGAATAGTATCAATCCATTCATCACTGTCTGGAGATAAATGCATTACTCCGCCCCATGTAAAGATATTATATGGATTGACTTTAATACTATCAGCTGCATAAGGTTGTTCAATGAATGCAGTGTTTGTATACGGTAATGTATATATCGAGTTCTTTTCTACAATCTTAGATTGTTTAGGCTCGGTGCCTATACCCGATGCTCCTTTATCATTTGCATATCTACGTAAAAGAATATTTCGAGTATTTGTATGTGGTCTTAAAACACCAGCAGCACGATCAATAGAGTTTAAATAATCCGGATGATTGACATTACCTTTATTATGCCCTTTAAATGAATCAACAAAAATTCCGTTTTTAAACATAGGGTTGCCGGTACTATCTGTCATGTGGTGATTAGTTGCTGCAGACTCTAAGAAATTTAAAGAGGTATAATATTCTAATTTTTTAATACGATCATCAAGCGTAGCAATATCTTTCATTTGATATCGTTTATAATTATGGGTTTCAACTTTAAAATCTTTTAAAGGTAATTGACGATACATATAACCTTTTAAACTAAGAGTAAAAAGAGTCATAGCATTTGCTCTATCTTCAGGTACAGTAGGAATTAAACCAGCTTTCCCTTGGATCACCTCAAACTTACCGTCTCTATTAACGATAATTTTATCAATCCTAGGTAAATAAAATTGCATATCAGAAACTACTCTTTGACCTTCAGCTGGTGATCTGCCTTTTATAGCACCAGCACCAGAACTAAATTCTTTACCTAAAGTAGGAGCTGAAGAACCATTTGTAACAGCTTTAATTGGTCTAAAATCGATAGAATCTCTTAACATTACATGCTTATAGCTTTTATTAAAATTCTCTTTTTCAGTAGCTGCGCCAGTTCCAGTAAATGAATCAACTGTAAAATAATCACCTGCGCTATGACTATAATATTTAAACTTAATTTTTAAATTAGCGATAGCAGCACTAGCACTTTTTGGAATTAATTTAGATTCATCATAAAATGCATCTCTTTGACCGTCATCGAATGTAAATTGATTTAAAATATTGTTAAAAAATGTAACGTTTTGACCACTAGCCGAAGACGGAAGTGGTCTACTTAATGTTATTACTGCACCATTTACTGCAACAACTTGTCCGTAACTTACTGGCTCAGCTGCAGATTCATCACTGGTACGCTTTACAATTTGCATTCCCGGTATAATATCTGTATTTGCTGAAGATAAAGTAAGTTGTGAAGATGCAGCAGCACCACCACTAGCAGTTACAGAAGTTCTAATAGCAGATTGCTCATCGTATACATAATAAACTTTTTGAACATCAGCCTTGTTTAATAAAATAGGCGAATGACCATCAAAACCATATCCATTAAAAGGAGAAGCTGTAATATTAGAGTAAGCTCTTGATCTAGTTCTTAAAGAAAGATTTCCAGATGGATCAGTATGTGGTTTTTCAATTGTGAAAATGATATTACAGTCAGTATCATCTTCATCTGCATCTAAGCCAGAAGCAATTACAAGACTACTACCAGATTGTGTCGCATTAGTAATTAATGTTGCACCTGCATCATCTTGTGTTAAAAATGCAGTTGAACCTACTAGAGTTTCCCCTGCGGCAAAAGCATTTGGAATTGTTACACTAGTAGACGAATCCGTAGATTTATCAAATTTTACTTTTTTCTTTATCTTAACACGAGGAACTTCATTATTATGCGATCCCATGTGTTTAACTGAAGTATAAGGCATTGGGAATACTTGAATAGTTGCTGGACCATTACGTGAATTAGTAAATAGTTTTCCTACATGACTGGAATTAAGCTGAGCTTCAAAATCTGTAAGGGTTGCATCACTAGTTGGGCCAGATGTAAGTTCGTGCAATTGATCAATTCTTTGAACATCTTGTAAAGATTCAGATGTAATATTTACATCAAATACATGTAATCTCATAACGCTGTTATCAGCACTGGATGGATGTTGCTCAAGCGAGCGTACACGACATGTACCTAATCCTAATCGAGGAGTATCTAGTTGAAGCTGAGCATTAGAACTACCACCAAATTGGGATGCAGGAACTGCTACATCGTATGACGTATTATATCCAGTACCACCACTAAGAATTTCTACTCTCACAGAGCCATCAAACAAAACTGTTAATTCAAATATAAGACCGGTGCCGTTACCAGTTTTCGAAAGAGTTACAGTGCTAGTAGTACCATCTGCATTAGTACGTTTAAAATTATTAGAGCTATTAACATTAAGCTGTTCGTATCTTATTTTTTGATTAGCATCTCTGTTTGCAGTCGGTCCTGATCCAGAAACAGCAGCAAAATGACAAATTGCTGTACTAGGAGTACCAGATTTTTGTAAAGTAGCAATACTAAAATTATTAATGTCTGGCATACCTTTTACAGTACTAGCATCAATTTTAAAATAATTTCCGTAATTAATTTCTCTTTCTACATCAGTTATAGATAGTGTTTCTGTTCGAGGCTTTTCGACTGATATATATCGGGTTTTTAGGTTTTGTACTCTAAATCCTTCAACATACATTGTATTAGGTTGAATACCAAATGCCAGTCTGTTTTTACCAAACACAATTGCATCAGCATTATTATTTACCGTATCTTCGTCTGATTGAATAGTAGTTGATGTTTTAAACCCGTTATTTCCACCTTCGTTATTTAAATATTCTCTTACTTCATATTTAAACGGCTCAACGCTATAATTTCCAGATTCTTCTTGTGTTCTTCGTGCAAGCCTTCTAGTTAGTTCGGTTGTATTATTTGGATCACCACTAGACTTATTTGAAGCAACAACGCCATTTTCAATTGTCATTAATAGAACATAAGTAGAAAATTCTGAGTTAGGAGTAGAATTTTTTGTTGACTTTATTAATTTAGCGCTAATTTGATATCTATCAGCTCCAGGAGCTGATAGGTTTGTAGTACCAGCTGCATTGTCATTTAGTGTTGAATCTGTAGCAGAATTAACAACTTTTTCAGAAACCTCTAATCCAACAAAATGTGAAGGAGTATTGGTATATTTACTTAATATAACTGCCTGCTGTTGTACATAAACGAATGTACCTTTAATAAAATATGCACCTTCTTCAATATTAACAGTAGATCCTTTACCAACTGCTTCAGCTGAAGTTATTTCAGAATCGTTTGCCGTATCCGAAACAAAAGCACCACTTCCAATATAATTACTAGAAGTTGCAGTAGATGCACTTCCACCAGCAAGAGTATCGCCATTACCAAACCCACCTACACGAGTTTTCTTTGTTGTAATTTCGGCGCCATTTGAATCTAAAAGCTTAATTATTTCACCAGGTAAAAACGTTTTATTATTACCACCTTGTGTTACATCTGAAGGATCAGCATCACCTTTAACATATTGTAAATAAAAAGTAATAGCATCACCAGTCGGATCATCTAGAATACCGGTTTTAGTAGGATTATTAACATCAGTACCAGCAGCATTAATTACTTGAAGCACCTTAGCTCTTACACCACTCGTCGCGCCTTCAATAATACTATCTTTATAATCTCCCATATAAGAAGATGTAACGTATGTATTACTACTTGCCGTAAATGCATCTTCTACTTTAATATAATCATAGTTTACTTCAAGAGAAACTTTACCACCTACAACACGCGATCCATCAGTAAAGCTATATTGACCATGATAATCAATTTGACGTTGTATGGCAGTTTGCATTTGCGTAAGTTCACGGGCTTGAACAGCGACTCCCGGCTTAAACAATACTCGATGATAGTTTTTAGTTTCATCGAAATCATCTAAAGTATACGCGCTATTAGGATTCGTATTTAGTGTTGTAATTGCCATATTTTATATTTCTCTTATTAAAATTCTATAATTAATTTAACATCTTCAATTTGAGATGTACTTCTTTGAATTGGATCTCTATTTTCTAAGAAAAGCATTTCACCAGATCCACTATTAAAGTTTAACTCAGGATTATTAACTGCAATATCATCAGCACCTGCCCCAGCAGTAATAGCAAAAGCATCTTGCTCCTGTCCACCAGTTTTAATTACCATATCATCAGTAGCTAATGGTTTCACATAACCGGTTAAATCATTTTGGAAATAATAAATTCTTTTATTTGTTGTGTCTACATTAACTATATATCCTTTAAAACCAGATGTGGTTTCAATAACATGATCATTAGCTTGAACAGCTAATGCTAAACTAATACCCTTTGCAGCATAATTAGTATTACCACTAGCTCCGCCGTTATTAGTATGTACTGTATCATATGAAATATATTTTAATGTATTTATTGCACTTGCTGGGCTAGTAGGAATATTGCCGCTAATAAGAGGATTACGTATAAGTGAAATTTGTCTAAAGTCTTGGCTATTAGCAATTTCACTATCAGCTGATCCGCTTATTTGTACATTAATTCCTACATAAAAACCACCAAGTTCAAATACAGGATCACAACCATGGCCACCTCCAGCGACAACAGAACTAAATCCAGGTCGGCCTCGAGGCGAAACGATTGGAATATATTCAGCCCCAGTACCTGTTCCGCTATGACTAATAGTAGTTTGAGCAACACTAAAGTCAGCTCCAACATCATCAGCCTGATCAGTTGCTAAGCTACCGCCAATAATAATATCACTTATAAATGAATTACCTTCAATATAGCTTGACAGTACATTACCTGGTGTGACACACTCTGAACCGGCCGGTGCATCACCAGTGACACTAATTGTTACACCTTGACCATCATTAGGATAACCACTACCGCCACTTATAAGTTTTAATCTTTCAATACCACCAGCTGTGCTTAATGCTCGAGAGGCTGCCTGTGAACTTTGTTGAGCAAATCTTGGATCAGTTGCTAAGAAACCTCCAAATGTTATGACATTTCCATCGTAAACTGTCACAACAGATGATGTTGTAACTGTTTTACCACTAACAGATATTACAGTCGTATCAGCATTTATTGATGGACTTGAACCAGCAGTTCCTTGAGTACCGGTAATTACTTGCCCAACAGTAATCCTAGGATTTTCATTATCGATTGTAAATGTTGTTGAATTGGAAGCACCAGCAGCTACTGTACCTAAAGTTGATTCAGTTAAAGTTTTAACTGGCATATAAGAGTTCGTTAAGAATTTTTCTGAATCAGCTGCAAGAATAGTATACATATATTTCCAATGATAGCCATCGGTTGTTGCAGTAATGTTTTCATCGATATGAGTTGGTACATCAGATACACCGCCTGCATTAGGGGCAAAAATACACTTATAAACTTTAAAGTCTGAAGTTAAACAATAAAACGCTTTGTCATAAATAGCGGGATCGGTTGAATCCCACGGAACAAATTGAGCGCCTGGAAACCAATCATATCTTGGTACAACATGTGATATGTCATTATCAGTTACCAATTTCATACCTATCATCTGCTGACGGGCTTCATTAATGGCATCTATTGTGTCTGTTGGAGTAGGTGCATCTTCATCGCTTGTATTAGCAGTAGTAGTACCTCCCCATGGACTAGATTTGCCTAATCCAACATAAATATTACTTCTATCGCCTTGTATTTCTTCTACGAAAGATGCAGCATTAAGCGATCTAAAATTTCCTGATATAATTGCAGCCATGATTTTTTCCTATAGTGTTTTATTCGTAATTGCGTCAGATAAACTAGCTTGTGCGTTTATATTATTTATACTAGTTCCGTCAGCTGTTGAGTTGTAAATATCTTCGATTGTAATATTATCGAAGTTGTGTATTTGATAATTCCCTTGGAATTTCTTTTGTCCTAAGAATGAAGGATTTTCTTTAGCCATGTTTCGGCCAAATATATTTAAAGAAGATCCCATACCATTGTGATTTGTACAATAATAGTATAATGTATCTGGTGCTTCTGGAGAAATTTTAATTTCAGTATAAGCACCTTCCTGCCCTGGAACTCCAACATAGACTACATTAACTGTATATTCTTCAGCACCTGCAGTATGTATTCCATTCTCAAATAAAGAAAGTCTGAATGGATGATTAGTATTACTGACATCACTTTGTATAAATCTATATGTGGCTCCACGAATTAATGTTAACGATGCAGCTTCAGTAGTATTAATATAAAAAGCATTGCCACTGCCATCACTCTTAGCACTAACATGTATATTATATTCATTAACTGGCATACGATTTTTACGTTCGAAATAATCATTTTCTGGTAATATTGATTGAATTTCTTTATCATGATTAGCTGGAATAATCTTTTTGTGCATATAATCTGGTGCACGTTTTTCTTCAATATTTGATACTAATATAGTTGCATCATTTAAATATCCACTACCAGGGTTAGTAACCGTATACCCTGTAATTCTTCCAGTTATAGGATTTCTTGTAAGCGTTGCTGTCGCTTGCACATTAGTTGATAATGGTTCTCCATTCGACTCACGAGCATCAGGTGCAGAAATAGTAATACTAGGTGTTTGTGTGTATGTTTTCTTATTTAATCCTACTAAATCAAGACCTAACGTTGTAGAGTTCAGTAGACCAATTTTGCTAAATACTCTTTCTTGGTTTCCTGATAAGCCATCATCAGCACACTCTTGAGCAAGAGTTTGGATATTTACTATAGTAGATCCTAATATATATCCACTACCACAACTAGCAACAGTAAAGGAAAATCCTGCACTGCCTGACCCTAGCTGACCGGCTGGTATTGTAATACGTTCTCCGACTTCATAATTAGTACCAGTTGTTGTCGAAGTAATACTTAAAATACTTTTGTCTGAGCCTACTGCAATTGTCACTACACCGCTAGCACCATTGGCAGATGATCGACTTCCACCAGTTGTAATATTGGTATATGTGTTTGCAGTTCGACCAGAGTCGATTCCAATTTCACCAATATTAAATGAATTATGACCACCAAATATCCTTATTTTTGTTACTTCGCCCTTAGTATTTACAACAGCTGTTGCGGCCGCACCAGATCCGGCACCAGATAACGTTACAGCTGGCGCCGAAGGATAACCAAATCCTGCCTCTGAAATAGATATATCTATTAAGCCACCATTAGTTGAACTAGGCTTCATTGATAATTTAGCGTCTTTATTCGGTCTAGCAATACCAACAATACCGAAGGTAGAAGCAATTGCTTCAACAAGTAAACCTATATCTTCAATACCAATATATCCTGGTTGCACACCGGGCATAGAAGACAATGTTTTACGAAATGCTGGTGATGCGCTATATGAATTTTCATATACTTGTGTATCTTGTCCAATTCCTACTGTTGTATCGGATTGGGTATCTCCTAATACATTACGTACAGCCTGAATAATAAGTAATACTTCACCAAAATATTTAAATCCAGCTGGATGAACCAATTTACTAAATGGCTCACTCCACTGTGATATATTGCGAGCAACTTTTACGACATATGAAAATTTCTGATAAAAATCCGAATCATGTACTTTAATATTCTTTTCTGATAAAAATCCAGCATTAGTAGTATAATTACCAATTAATGCTGGTCTATTATATGTTCGAACATATCCTTTTTGATTACCTGTACCATCTGGTTTACCAGGTGCACCAACCACCAAATAATTTTTATCAGATTCATCTGATATATCGATAGCAAAACCATAATTTGAATGTTGTATAACGGGATCGCCTCTATATTGAAGCTTTGGATTCCAAACTTCTAAATCTTGATCAAATTCATAGTGATATATTTTACCATTATCAATTATATTAACATCGTCATAGCCTTGTTCGCCTATAACTAGTTGATCATCAAATATTCTTACAATTATACCGTAGTTCGTATTATCTCGTATTGCTGGATCCACATAGCTTGGAATAGAATTAATTGGATGCCATACAGCACGGCCGGTTTGTGTGCTGTCACTTCTTTCAAAAATATAAACTGTATGATATGGATTATCACGACTCGTTAATGCAATCCTTGGGCTACTACCTTCCACTACTGATATATCTAATGCATAACCAAAAATTTGACCGGGTACATCATTAGTAGGAGCTAAAATTGTTTCTTTTTCATACAATTGACTTATTGCATTTTTCTTATATATGACTACTCGGCCAGTTTTTGTTATACTTGCTGTGGAATAATTTTGAAAGGAAACAACTAAGTAATCTCCTTTTACAACAACTGTTTCTCCAAACCCATTATTTGATGCAGATCCCGTATACAATTCTGAAGGACATATTAGTTCTTGTTTTAATTGCCAAGTTGAACCCACTTGCTTATAAATGTTAACAGATCCTTCGGGTATAGATGCATTTGAGTGCGTACGACCAACATGACCTATTGCAAGATATTCACCGTCTAATGAAACCGATTCATTTCCATGAGCAAAGTGTATACCAGTACTAGCAGCTGGTATAATCTTACTATTAAAAGACCAAACGCTATTACCGTTAATATCAATTGTGCGATTCCATATTTCAACAGAACCAGTATCTGCAACACCATGAGTTGTTTCGTCACCCGGAGCCGATATAGCTAATATATCACCACTTAATGATACACATGTGCCAAACTTATCAAGAGCAAAATTTAAATCAGAATCACTTGTTGCGCTTACAATTTTTTGCTTTTGTACAAAAGTTTTACCTTTATCTACTGTTTCATATGTATATACTGCTCCAGAATCCAGATATATTCCATTATCATCTCTCGGTGATGAAGCAACAAATGTGTCTCCACTTACTGAAACAGATCTACCGAATGCATCATTATTTGCGTTATCGCTCGATTCAATTAATTCTGATAAACTATAGTTAGCACCAATTGCAGATTTTGGATCATATACACCGGAAGAAGGTTTTAATGTATTATCCCAAGGATAATTAACTTGTATTTCTTGCTCATTATATAATAGTTTAAAGAAGGTTTCAATCGATTCAAATGAACCACGCATTTTATAGAAGTCAATTATTTTTTCGTATACTGCTCTTTTATCGACTGGTGAAGTTTTATCTAAAGCTGGTGCAATTTCTTTTTGCATTAAATCTAGAAACTCTTCATGAGCTTCCATTAAATTTAAAGAATCTTCTATTGTATTTAAACGATAAGAAGGGCCAGAATCAATATAATTATAAACGAAAGTTTTCATTGTAATTTTTCGTTTATTTAATCTTGGAGATAATCGATATATATTTACTGTACGACCAGTTGGTTCAGGAGAGTCTGCAACCCGTCCAGGTAATTTATTTGAATTACTAATACTAACATTTCCAGTAAAGATATCATCGACAACTTCTGGATATACTAGAAGTCTTACATTTACTCGTTCTGATCCTAAAGTAGCATCGTATCCAGTTCCATTATTAGATGCAACAAAAATATCTCCGACAAAATATTCGTCTTCTTCTCTTCCAGATATATTATTAATTCCAGCTGCAATATTTAAAGAAGTACCATTACCTAAACTTATAATTTGATAACTAGATCCGACGTTCAAAGTCTCGGTATCATCTAGTAATATATTATCACCTACTAAATCTGGAGATCCGTCCTCATCACCAACGAGTAAAGGAACACCGTCTTCGTCAAAAAACTGCGCGGCGAGAACTAATCCTCTTTGGAAAAACTTATTTGGTTCGTTTATTCTAAATATTGCTGTGTTATCGATAACAACATCTTCAAAAGTTTCTTCAGCTTTATATGTAAACTCTTCCAAGTTCATATACTTATAATAACTTTCTAGAAAATCACGTATACCACCAGTACTCGATTCAGTCGCATATTCTAATAACTCTTCTGGTACTAAGTCTTCTATACGTATATCTTCTTTAGATCTTGCTTTAGCAGATCCAACCAATTCGTATTGATCAATACCAGAATTAGTATCACTAAATGTAAGAATAGTATTTTCAACAGTACCACCAAATGATTGAGGCTGATCTATTGTAATTATTAATCTATCTGCCGAAACACCTGTAACTCGAGGAGCCCCTACAATTCCTTTACCACTTACTACTTTACCTAATAAAGGATTTAATATTTCAGCTGGAATACTACTATCGCTTACAAGAATTGGAACATACACCAATTCAATTTGTGTAGCTGCTTCGTATTTATTAACAGTTTCTGAACGGCGTGTAGTATCAAAGTCGATGTTAGACCTAACGTCTTCTACATATCCTCTTGAAAATGAATCTAGGTTTTTTAAGCTTTGTTGAGCCATATAATTATCTCATTCTACTAGTAGTACTGTAATCAATAGTACCAGCTGATCCCGAATATGCAATAGTATCTATTGATCCCTTAGCATTAATTCTAGAAGAATCTATGTTAATAATTTGATTTCGTTTTGGTGCTAAATCAAATGAATCTGGAAGTAAAGTAATAGTAATTGGAGTTGTATCATCAGGAGAAAAATTATTTAATGTAACAATACCTGTTTCGGCAAAAATTTGTCCAATATTTCCATTTACAATTATATTTTCGTTATTTACAATTTTATATGTTACAATCTGTCTATCTTCAGAATCTGCTATTTTAATGTCTCCAAAGAAATGATCTACGCCATTAAACTTAAAAGGAGTACTCGTAATATTAAAATCGTTACCATCAGTAAGATAAAATTTACCAACAAAAGTCAGATTAAAATTGTTTTCAACTCTACTTACTGAAGGAATAATCGTTTTTGTTAAGAATGGTCTGATAGTAGAACTTGTAATTGCTGGATCAGCATTATCAACTAATCCTAGTAATTCAGAATGTCTAAATACACCATCAAACCGATTTAGTTGATTAAAGTTATAATCTAATATAACATCTTTAACAAGTGCTTCGACTGCTGAATTTGATCGACTTGTAAGTGATGGGTTATATTTAAAAATCACATCAATTTCAACATTCGTGAATTCAGGATCAACTAGCTCAGGTGTAATTGATACAATATTCTTTGTTTTTATAATTGATTTAACTTCTTCTTTTTCGTTTTGTGTTAATGCATCACCAATAAGTGGCTTAATACTAATGTAAGCTTTACCAAAATCCGGAATAAGATTATCTTCACCACCCCATGTAGATATTGACTCAATGTTTGCGAAATTCTTCTGAATAATTGCTGTATAATCTTGAGATGTTACGGCTCGATCTTGAGCTTGGAAAGTAATAGGAGCATTAAAGCGAATTGACTCGGTTGTTTCTGATTCGGATCCACCATTTGCAGCAGAAACAGTTGTAACTGCAATTTCTGGTTCATTCAATGTTGGGAACGCTGTAACTAAGTCAAAACTATTAGCACCATTTGCTGCAATACCTTGTGTGACAAGATAATCAAGAGTTACAATATTATCATTAACTGGTTTTTTACCAATAATACCATCACCAAAAAATATTTGATAGAAGCCACTTGAATTTTCTTGTAGATGATACACAAGTGTATCTGATACAACATCTTGTAAACTAGAAAATAATTGATAACTATCAAAACTTTCTGATTGTTGGTTATTTTGAACTCGTACTCTTAACGCTGATGTGTCAGCATCAGCATCTGATATTTGAAATTTTTGGTTTTCAATGTCGTTATCGACTCGATATGATAATGAACGAATCGTACCTTCTGCTATTGGAATGGCCTCATATGTAAATGTTTTATAAGTTACCTCATCTATTATTCTATCATCTCTAATTGCAGTTTGAGATTCTAATGAAGAAAAAGTATATGATACACCATCAACAATAGTAGTAAATTTTGTTCCTCTTTCTAATACAAGCGTTGTTGGTAAATTAATAGAATCGCTATTAGTAACATCAACTACTAATTTTATAACAGCTCTTGGCGCTAAAACTGATCGAGGTACGTATCCAAGCAAACCTGCACGTGATACAACGTTGCCACGTATTTGCGCAGAATCAAGAAAGGCTTCGTTTAATGCAAAATGTGCCAACATAGCATTATAATGAGTATTATATGCAAGTATGTCTAATAGAACGCTTAGACCAGAACCATCAAAATCATAATCTTTAAATTTTGATTGTGATTTCATAAAGTTTTTTAGATTATCTTTTATCTGATCAAAATCTAGTTCTGTAACATTTAAATTGGTAGCCATATCTCTTTACCTTAGTCTTCTTAAATTAATTTCAACTTCTTGAATCGAATCATTTTCCTTTATACTAAAAATTATTGTAACTCTATAGCCATTTTCATTTGTTGTAGATTCGATTACAACATTTATATTTTCTATCCTTGGTTCATGCAATGATAATACATTAAAAATCGTATCTTTTAAAGCTAGGCGAGTTACAGCATCATTAGGTTCAAATAATAAACTTCTTAAATTTGCACCTAAGTTAGGTTGAAAAGGCCTTTCCATAAAATTTGTTAGTAACAAAGTTCTTATTGCATTTTTTACAGCCTGTTCACCAATCAACGGTATAATATCTTGTTTTTGTGGATGTACTATCATTTGTAAATTTAAATCGCTGTAGCGCTCAGCATCAGTTTGAGAATGTCCTACTGATGCTGGAGTTTTTTCATTAGCATAACCATCATTAGTAATATTCGTATTCGTACTCGTACTCGGAGTAGAAACTGGAGTCGAGTCAGTAACAGTGCTAATTGGTTGAGAGTAATTATAAGCCATAATAGTATTTATACGCTTTATACGATTCGTTTAGTTATTACCAAGTAGTTAATGCAGCACGTTTCCATGTATTAGTAGCTGTACAAACATATATGTAATCCGCATCCCAAGCTATTTGGCCCTGTGCACCTGTCGCTGTAGCAGACGCAGGTGTATGAGTAGGAATTATTATAGGGCCAGTGAAGATAGTTCCACTAGTTGATTTTATATTAATATTTCTCCAGTCATAACTCGCATCAGCAGCGCCTATATACAAATCTTTATTACCATCAGTTGTTGGTCTAAGATAAGAAGATTCTCTATTAAATTCTATTCCGTATCCTTTATAACGTGTAGAGCTACCATCATTAAAAAGTACGCTAACATATGCGTCTTTACTACCATCACCAACTGTTATAACATGATCTTTATCAATTCTCAATCCTCTATCAAAATTTGCATCATTATCACTTGTATAAAAATCAAGAGCAGTAGAGCTATTAGTATCAGTATTACCTACTCTTTTTGCAACAATTGCAGCGCCTATAAAACTTTCTCCGGCGACACTATTATTAGCTAGTTCTATTTTAATTCCAACACCAGAATTAGCAGTTTGATCAACTGTATTGTGCTTATCTTCACCAGAAACTACAAGTACGTATTGGTTGCTATCTGCTTGAATTTGGCCACGTATTTCGGTATGATCATTTGCTACAGTAACACGTCTTTCGTATGTTGTTGTAGCAGAACCTCCTGCAGGTGTTCCAGTATTTTTATGAACAATTTGCAAACTACCAGCCGTATTAGTAGTTAAATCATTAGGTGATTCTTGTATTTTAACATTAGACCATTCTAATCCTTCGCCTGGGCCAGGGTCAGAAAATTTAAGATGATTTACACCAATAATATTATGATTGTTTAAATCTAGTATATTAGAACAGCAAAAGCTAGTACCACCAGCATCTTCCCCTGGAAATTTTATACGAGCATTATGGTTAACAGTTATAAATCCATAAGTCTCTGCACCGGCCGGAGGTGTCCATGTCAAATATTGTACATCTGATCCACTACCTGAATCATTTTCAAGTACACGATTAATTGTAGTGTCCTCATAGAGATCTCGGATATTCTCATCCATCTCATTATAAGTTAGCGCACTACCCTTTGTTCCTCTTTTAACTATTGTCATTGTATTATCCTATTATACCATCTTCATCGTAATATGTTCCAATATAAGAATTTTTACCAGGAGATTCTACATTTAAATTAATTACATCGTTCGAACTTAAATTTGCCCAAAAATCTAGATTTGTTACATTTGTAAATGCTATACTATACACATCATACCAATTAATAGCAGTTGCATTATAATTCAAAGTACCGGTTAATGTATTAGAGCCAGAACTAAATGTAATTATAGAATCTAATAATGCCCCAGAATCATTAAACAGTCTAGTATCTGAATTAAATATCCAAAATCCCTCAGATTGCCCATCGACATATTCAGCAGTAAACGTACTAGGAGGAGATACAAAAGCTCCTCTATATACACCTGATCTCTCTTCATTTAATTGCCCAGCTTGTTGAGCTTCACTAAGAGTATTAAGTGTAACATCAATATTATAAGGTGTCATTGGAGGGTCTACAGGTAGACCCGGATTGCCTATTATATAATCAGTCGACACATAATTAAATAAATCTTCTTCAGCAGCTGTTAATGGCTCTGAAAACTGATAACATTCAGCAATCAATGCATCTCTAGCTGATCCCGCTGGAGTGCTTGCGATTTGACCTAGTAATGTTGCATAATCTGGTTTAGCCATTCATCATCCCGCAATCACATTACCTGATCCAGCTGCTGAAGCGTTTGGAACCCAGCTACCGTGACCACTCGTTGAATCGGTAATACGATGAACACCTTTACCATTTACAATCACCTTGCTACTTTTACCTACGGCTTTATCTCCACAACCGGTAGCATCTCCTTCTCTTATCGCATCTCTATTATTTACTTTTACATTAGGAGAACCTGCCGTATAAGAAGTCTTATGAAACGGGTTGGGGGTGGGACTTGCATGCCCTTGATGTGAGTCACCTTTTCTTGTAATACCCGGCATATTATTCTCCTAGTTTAAGTAAATCTTACCACTTGTCTTAGTTACTTGATCACCGCCATAATTTTCAGTAACGGCTCCGCCAGTTTTTTCAGTCATAGTACCACCAATGTCTGTTGATTTACTTTTACTATAAGTTTCAGTAACATCACCACCGACGTCTTCTGTTACGTTACCACCAATCGTTTCTGTTTTATTTCCAGTAACATCGATATTCCAATCACCTAAAATAGTTGTATTGCAGTCTTGATCGATTGTTAGATTACATACGCCTGTTATATGAACATTATCGTTACCAGTTGTTATCTGGAATCGGTTACCATTATTTTGTACAACATCACCATTCGGATGTATCTCTACGAATGTACCAGAACGATGTCTTACATTAATTCTTTCAGCACCTGGCGTATCATCTATTTCTATAATATGACCAGATGTTGTTTGTGTTACTTTATTATTTGGATACTCTGCTGCATAAGCTGTGGCAGG